ATGGGAATGCATATTGAAATGAAAAACATTTCAAAGGCGTTCAATGGCAATCCTGTTTTGAAGAATGCACAGTTTATGATTGAAACAGGAGAAGTCCATGCATTGATGGGGGAAAATGGAGCGGGTAAATCAACGCTCATGAAGATTTTAACAGGTGTATACAAAAAAGATGATGGGACAATCACGATTGATGGGCAAGAGCGCACCTTTAAAAATGCGAAAGAAGCTGAAGAGTACGGCATCGCATTTATACATCAAGAACTAAACATATTGCCGAATTTAACAGTAGCTGAAAATATGTTTCTTGGTAAAGAGTTAATGTATGGGAAAACAGGTATTTTGCATACATTTCTACCTAATAGCTTGAAACAATTGGTTTCGCTGAAACTTAATTAACGCTTGCCCACAATTTGCCCACGTGATTTCAAAAAATCATCGTATTGGTTTACGGATGTTTCTTCCATAGATTTTGTTACATGTAAATAAACATTTGCTGTCATGTCGATTGTAGAATGTCCTAGACGTTCAGAAACATATTTAATATTAGCGCCACTTTGCAATAAATGTACAGCATGAGTATGCCTAAATCCATGTAGAGTAATATATTTATGTTCACTTTCCTCACAAACCCTTTGTAGAAACTTTAATGTTCCTGTGTGTAGCATACAAGAGTTATCTTCGTGGGTAAAGATAAAATTATAGTTTTGATAATATTTACCGTACTTTAATATATTTTTGGTTTGCTCTATTTTTATTTTTTTTAATAGGTTTAATGTAGAGATATCTATGGTAATAGTTCTGACACTATTCTTATTTTTAGGAGGACCAAAAATTATTGAATCAGTCCTTGTAGTAGAGAGTAAGGTTTTGGTTATATGAAGACTTTTTGTATTAAAGTCAATATCCTCCCATTGTAAAGCTAGACATTCACCAATGCGCAAGCCAGTCCTTGATAGAAACATGAATAGAGAGTAATATTTAAAACTTTCTTTTTGTATCAAAATATAATTTAAAAATGAGTCTAGTTCATCTATGTCGTAACATTTTACTATATGTTTCTTATTCAATACATGAAGTTCTTGTATTTTTACTTTAGTGGAGGGGTTTTTACTAATAATTTCGAGCTCGTTCAAAGCTATTTCTAATGCTTGGTGTATGGTAGCATGAATAGTTTTAACAGTTTTTTTAGTAAGATTTTCTAGAAGTTTGTTAATAAACTTCTGGTATCCAATCCTTGTTAAATCTTTTAGCTTCATATCCCCAAAGGCTGGTAAAATATATAGTCTTATGTTTTTTTCATAAATCTTATATGTTCCTGAGGAAACGCTCCCTTTTTTATATGTTTCTAGCCATTCATACATGTAATCATGAAACGTCATGTTACTGCTTTTCATGTTTATACCATTAGCTATCTTCTCTTCAATTTTGGCAGCTGCTAATTGTGCTTCTTTCTTTGTTTTAAATCCGCCTTTGGAGGTTTCCTTGTATTTTCCGATTTCTTTATACCTAATCCGATATTCCCATTTATCGTTCCGTTTTCTAAAACTAGCCATTTTAATCACTCCATTCTACATTGTCTAAGAATGTTCGTTCTATGTTTGTTTAAAAATATATAGTAGATTTTAAATGAATCTATCCATTTGTTTAGGTATTCCGTAATGTTGTAATAATTCTTGCTTTGTTTGTATGTAGTAATCATGATGACTTCCATCGATAAGAAATCTCGTTGCAAAATAGTTTGCTTCAGCTTCTATACGGATTTCAGAACAAAGAGACACCTTGGATAATTTAGGTGTATTTTCATCTGGATGAAATAAAGCATGACCCAATTCATGAAAGCAAGTGAAGATTTGATTTTGATATGAAAGTCGTTCGTTAATATGTATAAAAGGGATACGAGATACTTTGTGGTAGTATCCATAAATATCCCCTAAGGCTTCTGTGATAACGACTATACCCTTCGCTTCAGCGATAATAAACGGATCTCTGGTGTTGTATCGTCTAAGTAGTTCGTCTATTTTTAAATTGATTTGTTGTTTTGAAACCAACCAGATCCACTCCAATCACTCTTCGTTTCTATATTTTTTAGGTGTAAATTTCTTCTTAGCCATTTGTTTTCCTAATCTAAGAGAATTTTCGAGCGATATAATTAATAATTGTCTCGTTTCCTCTGACATTGGTTCAGACCCTTTAGAGAACGCAAGAGCATCAGCGCTACTCATATCTTCTATTAGTTCTTCTAATTTCTTTTGGATGTCTTTTTCATCTTGTTCGGTAAGCTCCCAATATTGTTTTTTGGTTCTACCTAGTAAATAATCTATTGAAACGTCAAAGTAGTCAGCAACCTTTTGTACACGTTCAACAGAAGGAGTTCTTCTTTTCCATTGATAAAGGGTGTTTTGCCCAAATCCTAACTCTTCTTCTAATTTAGATACAGTTATACCTCTCTTTTGACAAAGTTGCTTTATGATTTCTGTGATTTCCATTAAATCAACCCTTCCAACTAGTACAAAATTATTTATTCAATAAGTTAGAAAAAATATTGACAACTAACTAATTGAATAATATACTTTGTACATGAGCTACTTATTTAGCTGTTGAAACACTACAAAGAAAAGCAGATAAATCACGTTCCCCAACGTTTAAGTGCTATAAGTGTAGGTTTATTTAGCTATGACTTTATTTTAGTCAATAAGTTAGTTGAAGTCAATAGAAAGCTAAAAAATTAGCTTATAAAATTAAAAAGGAGTTATCTTTATGGATAAAACATTTGGAAAAAGAGTGAAAATGTGGCTCTTCGTCAACGGTATGAAGCAAGGAGAACTAGCGAAAATGTTAAATATATCAGGCCCATATTTATCAGATATTCTTTTGGGTAAGCGTGAAGGAAAAAAAGTGAAAGAAAAAATTAAGGGGATTTTAGAAAGTGAGAAGATGTCCTAATGGCGGCAACGGTGCAAGTCATAATTGATGATAATTACTTGCAAAAAGAAGTTTCTCGTCAAGTTAATGAACGTTTAGCTGATATGGGAATTGGCACTTGGTGGGATATGAAAAGACTTCAATACGAAACAAGTAGAAGTTATGACTGGTTAATGGAATATGTCGTTTGTGATCCTAGAGTACAAATCTTTGCTAAGCAAAAAAATAATCGCTGGTTATTTAAAGCAAAGGAAATGAAAGAATTTCTTAATAAGTATTTTGATGAATTGTAGGGAGGAAACGTAAATGAAAAATGGTAAAAAGCCAACCAAGAAGGAAAAGATTCATATTGGGTCATACAATCTTAATCCTGATAATTGGCTAATCTTCAAAAAGGTAAGTAACGAATTACATTTAGTACATCGTTATACAAATACAACAAAAGTAATTCCGAGTGCATAAATAGGAGGGAAACAACATGGATCAATTAACAGTAGCAAACGAACTACATATTTTAGGGAAACAAAATGTCGGAGGTTATCAATTTACTGGAATCGAGGGTGGATTTGGAGAAGGTAAGAAAGCGATGGTAGTGAAAGAAATTGCAAGTATCCATGGAAAAGAAGTTAAACAAATCAATCAACGTATTAACGAAAACAGAAAAAGATTCATCGATAATGTCGATATCATTGATTTAAAAACAAGTACGTCAAACAAACCTGTTTTAGAAACGATGAAACACGGCGGAGTCTTCACGCAAGCTCAAATTGGTAATGCTAAAAACATCTACCTCCTCTCAGAACGAGGATACGCCAAACTATTAAAAATCCTTGAAGATGATAAAGCATGGGAATTATACGATCAGTTTGTGGACGGGTATTTTAACATGAGAGAACAGAAACAAATTCCTACAGATCCAATGAGTATTTTAAAACTAACATTTGATGTGTTAGAAGGACAAAAACAAGAACTCCAGCACATCAAATCAGATGTCAAAGACTTACGAGAGAATGCTCCGTTATTCGCAGTAGAGTGTGATGAAATATCTAATGCAGTTAAACGCCATGGCGTTACGCTGTTAGGCGGCAAACAATCGAATGCTTATCGAGATCGTGGGTTAAGAGTAAAAGTTTATCGTGATATTTACAACCAACTATACCGTGAGTTTGGAGTAACAAGTCATAAAGCAATTAAACGTTGTCATTTGGAGTTAGCGTCGAAAATTGTTAAAGAATATAAATTACCAATTGTATTAGGTGAGGAAATCGCTTTTATAAATGCACAAATAAATATGGCGGAAGTTCAGTAGGAGGAGCAATCATGCAACAAAAGATTTTAGTGATTACAAGTAATTTCGCAGGTTTTCCAGGTATCAATGAATTTCACTCAAAAGATGCTGCAAAAGAAGAAGTTAAAAAGTTAATTCAAAAAGGTGTAAGTCCAAAATCAATTCGTGTAACGCAAGAAATCCCTATGAATATTGATATTCAAGTAGATATTGAATTTTAAGAAGGAAGGCTTAGGTGAGAAAAATAATGGAAGTCATGATTGATTTAAATACATTTGCTGATGGAGCGCTTGCTGAAAGATTTCATCAAGAGTTTGAGCGTGTAATGGAAAATATGGCGGATTTAAATACTGATCCTAAAAAAGCAAGAAAGATTGTTTTAACACTTTCATTTGCTGGTGATAAAAAGCGTGATGTATGGAATTGTCAGGTTCAAGCCACTTCGAAACTAGCACCAACAGAAGCGGTAGAGTCTAAGATTCTATTAGATATGGACCAAAACGGAAATTTAGTTGGTCAAGAGTTAGCTTCCGGGATCCAGGGACAGTTTTATATGGATCTACAGGGTGATGTGAAAACAGATGTTGGACAACCTGTAGAAGAAGTAGAAAAGAAGGAACAAAATCAGGTTTCTGAAAAGCAAACGGTAGTAATCGATTATATGAAAAGTAAATCTAATTAAGAAAAGGGGAAATAAAAAATGACTATGACAGGAGAAGCAATTGAAAAGGTATTAGAGATTGGAACGATTGAAACACATAAAATCGGGGAACAAACTTATTCAACACAACGATTACATCTTGTACAAGAACCGACACCAGCAGAGATTACTGTTCGTAGTTTATCTGGTTTAGTAGGTTACGTGAAATCAGAATTTGACACAACAGAAGCTGTAATGATTCATATTGTAAACCCAACAACGGTAAGATGCTTTACTGCGGTTAATGGAGATAAGGCTAGAAGTACTTATATCGAAGCACAAGCATCCATTCCACGTTTTAATTTTGGAAGCTTTTATGACAGAGAAGAATTTAATATTGCATTGCAATCAGGTTTTGTACAAAACAATCATCGAGACATTGTTTTACAGGTAGTAGGTACGGTTGTAGAAAATGATGTTAAGGAAATTGGAGATGATGGTGTATCGCAAGCTGTAACAGTGAAAACAGGAGTTGCGAGTAGAGGGAATGCAAAAGTACCTAATCCAGTGCAATTAAGCCCGTATAGAACATTTGTTGAAGTGGAACAACCAGAAAGTAAGTTTGTGTTCAGAATGCGTGAAGGTGCACGTTGTGGTTTGTTTGAAGCTGATGGTGGGGCTTGGAAGTTAGAAGCGATGAATAACATTAAAGAGTATTTAAACGAAGCGTTGGCGCAAGAAATTGAGTCTAAAAAGGTGTTTGTTTTAGCCTAATGGATATTACAACGGTAGAAAGTACAACGAATGTCTGTATCTTTGGATTAGGGATTGTGATACTTGCGTATGGAGTTTATAAAGGTGGTACTTTCATTGAACAAAAGTTTGATGAAAGTGATCGCTTAGAAAGGGAGGCTTTAGATGATGGGAATAGAAAGCCGAGTTCTTCCGGAACATCTAGAAAAGGCTTTGGAATTAGAAGAGGAGCGTAGAGAGTGTATACAAAATCTGCATCTGTTATATAAACAAATGAACCAGGCAAATAAGGAAAGGAATAAAACTTTGTATCTTGAATTACATAATGCTTATCAGAAGCAAAGTATAAGAGATTTAGAGATATCAAAACAGTTATCAGCTATGTATTTTAAGAAACAAAAAAGTGATCGTGAAGCAGAAAGAACAGAGGTTTTTCGTGTAGCAGATCGTCTTGAAAAGGTTGGTGGCAGAAAAGAAGTAGTTGAAAGAATTCGCAAGAATGCATAAGAGAAGAACCCGCTGCAACGGGTCCTAAAGAAAAAATAATAATACGTATTATAACAATTAATTGATGTTTTGGAAATAGGAGAGGTAGGAAATATGGGTATTTTTCGAGTGAAAAAGGATACAAATTATTCGGTTATACACAATACGCCTTTGCGTGATGAAAATTTAAGTTGGAGGGCAAAGGGGTTATTGGCTTACATGCTTTCTTTACCGGATGATTGGACATTTCATGCTACTGAATTAAGTCAACATGCCAAGGATAGTGAGAAAACAACAACAAGTACCCTAAAAGAGTTGAAAAAGGCAGGGTATTTGAAGAGATATCCAATCCAAAATTCAGAAACAGGGAAAATTTCACATTGGGAAACCATTGTTTATGAGTTACCAACCATAGATACCAAAAACCATAGGGTGGATAAACCACCTAGTGGTGAAACCACTGAGTGGAAAAGCCACCCTATGGATGAACCACATGATGGTGAAACCACCGAGTGGACGAACCACCCTATGGAAAAATGCCGACTACTAAATACTAATTCTTTACTAAGTACTAATAATATACAAAATACTAATTATTATCATGATGATAATAAAGAATCGAAATCACATGTATTAGTCGATGAAGAATTTAAAGTCAGTTATAACTTTTTAAAAGGTGAAGGAATTCCATTAAGTGAAATTGCCATTACGGAATTAGGAGAATTTTGTGATTCATTTGGTAGCGAATTAATTAAACATGCTGCTCACAAAGCTATTGATGAAAATAAGCCAAAATGGAATTACATTAAGGCCATTTTGAAAAGCTGGGAAAAGCAAAAAGTAAAAACATTAGATGATGTTGCTGCATTAGATAGACGCTTTGAAATGAGTAAGAATAAGCGATTGAATGGTTCGGGACCAGGTCGTTCAAATAGAAAAGAAATTGTTCCAGATTGGTTACGCGAAGATGTTGATCCAACTAAAAAAGAAATCGAAAAGCAAAACTCGCAATCTATTGATGAAGAGCGTGAGAGATTGCAAGAAGTGCTAAACAAATATAAATCATAGGAGCGATTTACATGCTAAATCCATTTGAAGATGTAATTGGAGAAGAGTGTTATCAATGCGAAAATCCTTTTCCTGAATCTGATATGAGTAAAATATATATTTCTGGTTTGGAAAGGACTTTATGCAAGCAGTGTAGAGAGCAGCTTGAACAGCAAGTAAAAGTGTTAGATTTTCGTGTCATTTATGATCTACTAAAGGAATTAATAAAAGGGTTCGGCCGCGAGAAAGTCCGTCAATTCGATTTAGTAACTGCAAAAAGATACGTGATTGATAACGAAGTAGTTCTAACGATTGAAAAACGAGGTGGCAAGTTCAATCAAGAACCATTAGGTGAATTTGTTTCCTTATCTACTGAAGAGTTAATTGTAGTCATCGAATTTTTAATGCGAAAAATGAATCCTAATCTATGGATGAATGCTGTGATAGGGAATGTGTTAGATCAACAAATGATTATTACGCTTTCACCAATAGAAGGTGAATCAAATGACTGAACAAATCACAATAGACCATGATTTTATTTATGAGCCACTCATAGATACATACATGGTGGACATTGTTACAGAGTCAGGATTCAAATTAGAATTTTGTGAAGCTGAAACAAAAGAAGAAGCAGGATTAAAAATCCGTGAAAAATATCGTAAGAATGATAGTTTTAAGATTCGTAGTATTGAAGTTTCGAATAGGTCGTTAAAAGAAATTCAAGAACTTAATTAACAATTGAATAGGAGAAGATATTCATGCGGGATCCATATGATTATTATATAACTCCAGAAGAATACGAAATAGCAGAAAAAAATGGTGTTTGCGCAAGTACGTTAAGGTCTAGAATTTATGATCTTTGTTGGAGTAAAGAGAGTGCGATTAATACACCACCTATTAAAAATCATCTTTGGCGTGAAGTGAAAGATATAGCATTAAGTAACGGCATCGCTAAAAATACATTCGAAAAGCGAATAAAACTAGGGTGGAATTTAAATCGGGCGATAACGCAAAGACCTATGAATTCAAAAGAAATAGCAAAAATGCGAGAACAAAAGAAAAAACGTGTTTTTACAAATGAACAAATCAAAAGAGCGAGATTAAATGGGATTGGTTATTCGAGGTTATGGGAGAGGGTAAAAAAATATAGATGGGATGTGGAACGAGCGATTAATACTCCAATCCTGTCAAAATCACAAGTAGGAATAATGGCAAAAGAGGCATCACCTTGGTCTAAGATGGTAATTCCATCAAGAGAAGAAAGAATGAAGCGCAGGAAGTTAACTTATATAGCAAATTAGTTTGAATTCATAAATCTTGAATTAAGGAGAGATAGGGAATGAATTTACAATTTGATGAAAAGAATGTAGCTGCTGGTCAATGGGTTGTATGCGAATTGAAGGATAACAAAGTTATTACACAAGTGAAACGAGTGATTAAAGATACATTTAACAATAAAGTGGAATTATGGGGATCGTGGGGATGTGAAGGAGCAATACATGGTGATTGGGGCTACAATCATGCGAATAAATGTAGATATGCCACAGTTGAGGAAATCAACGCAGAAAGTGTAAGACGTGTATTTGCTCAAAAAGGGCGTAAGCCGAACGAGTATCGCTCAGGTGATGTTGTAACGGATGATGTGTATGCATCTCGTGTTTTACATGTAATAGATGATAGAGCAACTGTACAAATTATGAACTCGCATCAAATATATGAGGTTGCAATAGATAATTTAGAAATGCTATTTTTCGCTGAAGATATGGTTGGATAAAGCAAGTGAATAAATAGTTTGCTCAATCTCAAATAAAGGATAAGGGGATACATTTAAAATGCGATATGCAAGAGGCACTCAATATGGTTTATATGCATGTAAGGGTAACAATAAAGATTACAAATGGTTTAAAAAAGCTAGGAAAGGTATGGGAAATATAACTATTAAAGAGAACAAAACGTTATGGCCATACAAAGAAAAAATTGATCCAACGTTTAAGTGGGACAGAATGATGGGAAGAGTTTGTTGGTCATTTGTGAATGGGGATACGGAAACTACCATGTTTGCACTCTTAAAATATACAAAAATACCACGCTGGATTGCTGTGAAGATAAAGAGAGAGGAGTGATGCAATGTTCTCGTTATTTGTAGGAATTATAGTGTTTATCATGATGTTGTCATTTTTATGGATTGTAGCAGGTAAATTAGGAGTTTTTGAGTGTATTGGAAATGTAGTATTAAAAATTAAAAACATATTCAAGGAGGAAAAATAAAATGAATACAAAGAAAATCGTAGGTGCAGCAGTAGTAGGATTCAGTCTTTTAACAGGTGGAATTTTAACTGCAATGAGCGTAAAGGTGATTGACCAGGGACATGCAGGTGTTGTTTATAACAGAAGTACAGGAATTGAAAAGGAGACTTTAGGACAAGGGTGGCACTTAGTTTCACCATTTAAACGTGTAACAGCTTATCCTATTTCAACAGAAACGGTAAAAGTGGATAAATTCAGCGTACAAACCAAAGATGGTAAGCCTTTAACAGTGAGTCTATCTTATGATTACATGAATGATGCAGAGAAACTTCCTAAGATTTATAACAAGTTCAAAGGACAAGCTCCAGATGTGATTGAGAACGGGTGGTTGCAGACTCGACTTAAGAAAGCTACATTAAACGTTTTTTCAAACTATTCAGTTCTTGAGGTATTCCAGCATCAAGGGGAAATTAATGGAGCGATAGAAAAGGAATTTAGAAAAATGGTAGATACTACTGGATTCTTAGTAGATTCCGTTACGTTAGAAGCACCTAAACCAGACGCAAATACAGCGAAAGCGATTCAAGGAGTAGTAGACGCTCAACAAAACCTTGAAAAAGCAGAGATTGAGAAAAAGCAAGCTACAATCAATGCAGAGAAAGCCATTGAGGAAGCAAGAGGAAAAGCTGAAGCAAATGAGATTATTAAGAAGTCTTTAACTCCAGAAATTGTAGAAATTAAAAAGATAGAAAAATGGGATGGTAAATTACCACAAGTGAGTGGAGAAGCTAATCCGTTGGTTCAAGTTAAGTAAATTATATTCCCAGGACTTTCTGAAATGAGAGAGTCCTGGAATGTTATTAAATTTGAATTTTATTAGAACAGGAGAATGAGAGATGAAAAGTATTGATAAAGGATATATGAGCTTTGCAAGTGGTTTTATTGTAGGACCAACAATGCCAGAACGTGAAGGAGGATTTCGTCAAATTAATTGGGAATTATTAAAAGTTTTCATTGAAAAAAATAAAGAAGCTTTTCAATCTGTTGAAGCTGGGCTTGCTGAAGATTGGGGATGCACATCGGGAGAAGTTTGGAATAGCGATGAAGGATATATTCCACAAAATGATACGTATGTTTATGCTTCAAGTAGATGGGCAACACCTGCTGTTTCTGTAACTTATAAAGATGGTCGTGAGGAAACTTTTGAAATGTGGAAACAAGGTGAGGATTCGGATAGCTATTTTGAAGGGATTTAAGAAGAAATCTTTATTTGAGTAGAAAGAGAGGGAGTATCATGGGTTACGCAAATAGAGGAATGTCATTTGAGCTTTTATTAAACAATACATGCCGTATGTATAAAGCGGCGAATGTAGGAGTATTTAATAAGCGCCCTACACCAATAAAAGTGATAAAGACAGATAAGAAAGGTAATATAACCAAAAGTGCATGGGAAAGTAAATCTACAGTAGATTATGACGGTGTGTACAAAGGAAGAGCTGTTTATTTTGAAGCAAAATCTACTGAAAAAACCACGAGCTTCCCGTTAGATAATATAAGTAGGCACCAGATTGACTATTTAAAGGATACACAAGAACAGGGAGCACTTTGTTTCTTTTTAATAGAATTCAGGACGGATCAGGTTATTTATTTTGTTCCTGTTTCTGTAGTAGCAGAATACTATGAAGCTATGCTTTATGACGGAGGAAGAAAGTCTATTCCAAGAGAGGAATTTGAGAAAAGAGCGTATATAGTACCACAAACGAATAGAGCACCTGTTGATTATTTATATCATGTAGATAAGTTAGGAATGGTTACTATATGAGTCCAAAAGAAGCGAGGATGGAAATACTAGCATTAACAGATAATCATTGCCGTCAGTGTGACAATAAATGTTCTCGTGATTTTGTGTATTGTTGGACAAAGTGTGAAGTAGGGAAGAGATTGAATGAAATAGGGGGTGTTTTGGGAGGTAAAGTTTTTGTTAAAACATCCATACAAAGAACAGAAGACGAATGGAATGAAATTTGTGAAGATACCATGAAACTTAAAGAACATGGAATGAAATATATTGAAATTGCTAAAAAGTTTAATGTGAGTTACGGGCATTTAAGAAAACAGTTAAATAAACGTAACATGAAGAAATGAGTTTACATGGTGAAAGAGGAAGCAGGTGAGCCAACCCTTGTTTGAATGGTTTAAAGATTATAAAAAGTTGGAAGATGAAATCATTTATTTAGAAAATAAATTGCATAGAAGTAAAAGAGAATTAATGCGTTGGAGTGTTGGTGATTTATCAAAGTATAAGTTAACTGCTGATTCAGATGGTGCGAAAATAGAGGAACACATAGCGGCTATAGAATATGAACTAGCGAATAAGATGAACGATCAGTACGACCTCAAAATATTAATTAGTAAGTTTGAAGGGCTAGAAAATAAAATTCTATTTGGTAAGTATGTGCAACGAAAAACATTAGAATCTATAGCTAGGGAATTAGGCTATAGTAGTAGTTATGTATATCAGAAGCATGCTGAAATTTCTAGAAGGATAAAGCTTGCTGAGGAACTTACACTTTTCTTACAGTAAGTTTTACATATGGTATCTATTGAAAAAATGAATTATAGTAATAGCATAGAATTTTACGTAAGAGCGACTGGTGCATGGTTGCTCTTTTCTATTTTTAATAGTAACTGTAAAATTTGAATGGGTTGGTTACCGAATAAAGCTTTATGGATGTCTGTTTGAATGAACTGGCGTTTATAGGGCGAGTACATAATTACAAAGAGAACTTTAGAATCTAATTGTGATTATGCAGGAATACAAAATAATTAAACGGTCCATAAGGAGAGCTTTTGCTCTTCTTTGAGCTGATACGTGCCTATCTATAGTGTCGGTTCAAAGAAGAATAAAAAAATGAATATGGGCAACAAATAGCTTATATAAAAAAGAGGACGCTCATGGCGTCCTTTATGGTGTATTCTTTTTATCTTTAATACCCAAATGCAATTCCAAACCTTCTACAAGGATCTCGGAAAAATTAACGCCTTTATGCGTTGCGTATTCTTCTAACCAAGAAGGAAGAGTTACATTTTTTCTTTTATAAGTTGTTTTGTCTTTATTTCTAAGTGGTGGCATCCAAACATCAATTAAAAAAGAATTTTCGTCTTTATCTAATTCTAATTTATCAATTGGTGTCGGTTCGGGAATTGATTCATTATCCTTTTCCATACCATATAAGTGAAGTCCTAATGCTTCTCTACCTTCCTTTAAAGCATCTTCTTGTGTATCTGCATGAGAAACGCAACCAGGAAGGTCTGGAAAGTAAATACCGTAACCATCTGAAGACTTTTCAAGGATAGCGGGATAAACATAATAGTCTTTTTTCATAATTTGTTTTTATAACGATTTCTTGTATAATTAGGGAAAGCAAGGGGCGGTTTATAACCAACCCGCTTGCTTATAGATTGAGCGAAGTGTACCTTTTGGAATATCCTTGCACGGATGTTTCACGGTTACTTTGCCAACCTTAGAAGGATGTTTGAACTGATGGTGGCTGCCTTCAATGTTCGCTATAAACCATCCTTCTTTTTTTAACCTCTTAATTACTTCCCTACTAGAAATCGTTATTACCTCCTTTCAACTTTCTATACTTATTATAACACGCATTACGATGCGTATCAATAGATGAAGGTGAGTTTCTCTGTTTTTTTATGTTTTTTATGAATATATCAGTATATTGAGCACCCGATTTGGGTGCTTTTTATTATGTGAAAATTACATGGGTGGTGCTTCATTCAGATCAATTATTCAAAGGTATTAATCCAAACAAAGTGAAACTAACCTCAGAATAACACAAGGTAAGATGGTTGAGAAGGAAAAGGAGAAATAAATGCTAGAGTTAATTTGTGATAAAATTGGATATGTATTAAATATCATAAATTAAACGGAGGAAAAGTTATGTTTAAGCAAAATCTGTGTTTTAATACACCACGTGATGATACAAAGATTTGGCGTTATATGGATTTTACTAAATTTGTTAGCATGTTAGAATTAGAATCTTTGTTTTTTGTAAGATCTGATAAATTTCGTGATCCCTTTGAAGGAGTTTTTCCTAAAATAACTGATGAGATTTTAGCACAGAAATATATGGGAATTAGACATCCTACAAAAGGGTATGATGTTGCTGAGATGCATAAAAGGATATTTGCCAAAAGTAGAAAGTTTATGACTATAAATTGTTGGCATATTAATGAGGGTGAATCAGCAGCTATGTGGGATTTATATTTAAGCTCTTTTGAAGGAGTAGCTATCCAATCCACAGTATCAAGTTTGAAACGTAGTCTAGAAAATACGGAGGAATCTATTTGTATCGGTAGTGTTAATTACTTGGATTATCAAACAGATGTAATACCAATAGATAATATATATTGGCCATATATTTGTAAAAGAAAATCCTTTGCACATGAGAAAGAACTTAGGGCTGTACATGATACTGGATTCTTGAACAAGTTTGGAACTATAGATCAAGAGGAATCTCCTGTGAAGATTGGTTTACCTATAAAGTGCGATATACATAGCTTAATTGAAAATATTTACGTTTCACCCAATTCACCTAGATGGTTTGAAGAATTGGTTAGATCAGTTTGTAAAAAATATGGATTAGATAAAGAAGTGTTTAAATCGAATTTGTATGAGATTACATATTAAAGCATCCAGTTGGATGCTTTTTGTTTTGGAGGGATAAAAAATGGATTGTAAACATGAATTTATTGAATTCAGAGTGCATTCAAAAATTACGGATATATGTCCTAAATGTGGTCACATTGCTATGGGGAGTTTGAGGACTATAAAACCTAACGAAAAACTTAAAGGCTTTTCTACTGATGAATTAAAGAGAGAAATCGATATTAGAGCGGATTATGAAAAATAAGAGGTGAGAAAGTGGCTAATAACAAATTAAAGATTAATATTGATGCCGATACATCAGAAGCATTAAAACAAATGAAGGAAGTAACTGAGGCTGCAAATGAATGCGTAGCTGCATTGGAGAAGTTGGAGAGATTGATAAACAAGTTTTCTGGTTTATCGAGTGGAGGAATTCTCTCATCTGGTACTGTTCGAACGATACATTCTTGATTGAACCAATAACAATTATTGTAGGCGCTGCCGTGATCTTGGTGGTGTCTTGTTTGTCGTTAAGGAAAGATAAGCGCAAACGTGTTGCATTTGATAAATAAGGAGTGAGGGTATATGCAATTAACTAAACTTGAGAAGATAGGTATTGTTAGTTCAATCCTTATAGCTGTAGGTGAGGATGTGCTTGCTAAACATGTCGACTTACAACTATTAGAAGAAGAATTCGGACCGATAGTAAACAGTGCAACAGAGAAAGAGTGTGGAGAAGCGACATTAAGTGTACTAAATAAAATGATTGCTAGTTTATTAGAAGATAAGGGGTGAGGGTAATTGGACAGCGTTTTAAATGGTAAGATTGCTGCGCTTGGTCTTATGTTCATTGATAAGAAAGCATATATCAAATACCTTAAACCTCTTGAAAAAGCGCATAAAAAAGCTGGAATAGATGTTAAGTATTATAAGCTGTATGACGGGAAACCTATGTTTTATTCCGTGGAATACCTGAAACAAACATCAATAAAAGAATTATTAGAAAGAGACAGATGGAGAAAAGATTTAAGCGTAAGGGGTGAGGATAGATGCAATTAACTAAGCTTGAGAAAGCAATTGCAATTAGTACGCTTTTACATTCGGTTGGGGTAGATGATATTGAAGAGTATGTAGATGTAGAGAAGTTGCCAATCTTAATTGAAGTGATAGAGGGATTTCATAATAATTTAACACCAGCAGCAAAGAAAGAAGCCGATATAAGTTTAATGAACAAACTAATTGACGACCTATTAAGAAGTAAAAGGTTACAAAAGATTGTACAGTTTAGATGTAAAGTATGTGGATATACGGAACAGTATAGTGAACGAATAGCAAAATCAAAGGATAGATTACGCTGTAAGTGGTGTGCAGATGGTGGTGTAATGTGTAATGAAGGAATACAAAACCAAACAGCAGAAGCGTAAGTTCTATGACAGTGGTGAGTGGAAGAGTATACGTGAGCAAGTAAAGAAGCGTGACAACTATGAGTGCCAGGAATGTAAGCGCAACGGTCGAGTGCAAACAGACACCAATGAATACAGTGAGAGTGCCAAGCGTAAGAAGATTCAACTCGTTGTCCATCATATAAAAGAACTCGAACATCATCCTGATCTTGCATTAGATATAAACAATCTTGAAACAGTCTGTGTGGATTGCCATAACAAGGAGCATGGTAGGGTGTTTATTAAGAAGGTAAACAAATGGGAGAATGATGAGAAGTGGTGAGTATCTTAGAAGCATGGAAGCGAATTGAAGGTCATAATTATGAGATATCTAATCATGGTAGGATTAGAAACCGAAGAACTAAAAGGGTATTAAAACCAGAATTACATGATGGAAAGTACTTGAGAATTAAACTAAATAAAAGACATTACAAAGTCCACCGATTGGTTGGGCTTTGTTTTATTTCTAATCCAGAAAACAAACCAGAGATAAACCATAAGGATGGGAACAAACTAAATAATCATGTGGAGAATTTAGAATGGGTAACAACTAAAGAGAATGTTAAACATGCTATTGATAATGGATTAAGACCAAGGTTAGATAGTCGTACAGTTATCAATATATATTATGACTTCTGGGTTGAACACATGAAGATGTATGAGGTTATGAAAAAATATAATATAACAAAGAATATTGCTTGTTCAATTAAATATAAAAACAATTACCAAGATATACTGTCGAAGGTAAAACTTCAATTAGTAATCTTAAACTAATACCCCCCCTTATTTATTTTCACCTTTTTATCGTCTAAGGGGCACCGGAGGAGGGGGTCGTTTTTCCAGATTTTTATGCTGTTTCGTATAGGACCCCTACCCAGTATGAAAATATGATTGAATCGAGGTGATATTATGGCGGACATTGATGAACGTGAGGTACTAGTTAACAAAGAAAAAAATCGTTTAAAAAGATTATTTAAAGACATCCCACCCAGTAAGTTAAAAGTGGTTGAAGGATTAATTATTCAGGCAGCAAGATTACGAGTTTTATTAAATGAGATGTGGATGGATATATCTGAGAATGGTGACTATGAAATGTTCTCACAATCTGATAAAACAGAGCCGTATGAAAGAGAACGACCTGTTGCCCGATTATATAATACCCGTGATCAATCATATCAAAGGGTCATTAAACAACTAACAGATTTGTTGCCAGAAGGAAATAATAAAAAAGAAATTAAGAAGTATTCGGCAAGTGATTTAATATGATTGTTCATAAGTATGTAAGTGAATATATAGAACTATATGAGACGGGAACAGTATTATTAAATAAAGAACGAATCATGCTTATTCATTATTTAAAGCAAGATATATTAACCCGTAATGATCTACATTTCGATATGGATTTAATTCATAAATGTGTAACTTTCATAGAAAAGTGGCATTTCAAATTAAATTCCTTTCAAAAATTTTTAATAGCATTTGTGTTTTTGTTTGATGAATATGAGGATGTTTATTTTGATCAGCATTTTTGGATGATGGCAAGGGGTGCTGGTAAAAATGGATTGATTAGTGCATTGACACACTTCTTTATTAGCGAATTGCACGGTATTGAGCATTATAATGTATCGGTAGTTGCTAATACAGAAAGGCAGGCTAAAACTTCTTTTATAGATGTTTATGAGAAGAATAAAAAACATGAAATATTAGATGAGCTATTTGTATCAACAAAACAATTGATAACAAATAAAGCTACTCGTTCGACTTTTGAATTTCATACATCTAATGCAGGAAGTAAAGACTCGTTAAGAGACGGTTGTGTTATTTATGATGAGATACATAGGTATGAAAATAGCGATGTTGTAGAAGTGTTCTCTAGTGGTTTAGGTAAAGTTCCTAACTCTAGGGAATTTTTTATTACCACAGATGGATTTGTTCGTGAAGGTTATCTTGACAAAATGAAAGAGCGAGCTATGAATATCCTGAAAGGGAAAGAAAAAGAAGATAGGTTGTTTCCTTTTATTTGTAAGTTGGATAATCCTGAAGAAGTAGACAATCCCGATATGTGGGAAAAAGCAAACCCAATGTTTAGTAAGCCTATGAGTCAATATGCTAGAGGTTTGTTTAAAAAAGTTATGCGCCAGTATAAAAACCTTGAAAATGATCCATCTAACAGAGAAAACTTTATGACGAAAAGAATGAACTTACCAGAAGTAGATTTAACGAAGTCTGTAGCCCCATGGGAAGAAATCATGCGTACTGGTTTTGAAGAAGATGGAGTAACACTTCGAGAAATTCCGGATCTAAGGCATAAAATAGCTGTGGGCGGGCTCGATTTTGCTAGTATCAAAGATTTTGCAGCAGTAGGGCTACTATTTAAGTATGGTGAAGATTATATTTGGAAATCCCATTCCTTTGTAAGGAAAGGCTTTTTGGATAAAGTGAAATTAAAAGTACCTATTAAGGAATGGGAAGAAAAAGGATTGCTTACTATTTTAGATGAGCCGGTTATTAATATCTCTCACATTGTAGACTGGTTTGTAAAAATGCGTGAGTTGTATGGGGTTAATACAATAGTAGCCGATACATTCCGTCTTGATTTGGTTAAAACAGCACTCGAAGCGGAAGGTTTCATATTATTATATATCCGTAATCCAAAAGCGATTCATTCACTTTTAGCTCCAAGAGTTGAAACGCTATTTGCTAATAACCATATTATCTTTGGAGATAACCCCTTAATGCGTTGGTACACGAATAACGTTTACGTCCATATCAAAAAAGATGGAAACAAAGAGTATTTGAAAAAAGACGAATTCAAAAGGAAAACAGATGGATTCCAAGCCTTTATCCATGCATTATGGCAAGCGGATAAAATCCTTGTGGATGAATTCGACTTTATGTTAGACGGTATTAAATTCTAATAAAGGGGGTGATAATCATTGGATGGTTGGACGCAGTATTTAAAAGAAATAGTGAAGTAGGATTTATGTTTGATGTGGAAATGTTTATCGAAAAGGCAAATAGAGTCCATATGAAGCGACTAGCGATTGATACATGTATTTCTTTTTTAGGAAGAACAATAAGTCAGTCGGAATTCAGAGTGAAAAATGGTGAAGAATTTGAAAAGGATGAGCTTTATTACCGATTAAATATTAGACCAAATAAGAATATGACAGCCAGTACTTTTTGGGAGAGTTTCATTTACAAACTTATTTATGATAATGAAGCTTTGATTATCCAAGCGGATGATGGTGATCTACTTATTGCTGATGACTTTGAACATAACGAATATGCTGTGTTTGAAGATACTTTTACAAATGTCACTGTAAAAGATTATCAGTTTAAGAGAAGTTTTAAACAAAGTGAAGTCATTCATTTAAGATACAGGAATGATAAGTTATCACCTCTTATCGATGGTTTGTTTACTGATTATGGTGATTTATTCGGTAGGATATTAAGTTCTCAAAAACGTAAGAATCAAATTCGCGGAACAGTTGACATGGACATGCTTGCGGCAAAGAGTGAAAAACATCAAGCCAAACTTCAAGAATTCATTGATAACATGTATAAAGCAATTGGAGAAAAAGACGTTGCTATTATTCCGCAACAACCAGGTTTTAAGTATGCTGAAACATCAGGCGGAGGGAATTCTGGTCAGAGTGTGGAGGAAATCAATAAAGTAACGAATGGTTTCTTAAATCAAGTAGCAATGGCTTTTGGTATTCCAACTGCTTTGATATATGGCGAAATGGCTGATGTTGAGAAGCAAACGAAAAATTATATGCTTTTCACAGTGAAACCTTTATTAAAAAAGCTTTCTGATGAAGCAAACGTTAAATTTTTTGAAGAAGAAGAGTATCTTTCAGGTCACAAAATTGAAGTTAAAGCTGTTTCTTATCAAAGTATATTTGATCTTGCGACAAGCATCGATAAACTCATTTCTTCAAGTGCATTTACAGGGAATGAGATTCGATTAGAAGTAGGATATGAAGTTTCTGGTGATCCTAACTTAAATACACATCATATTACAAAAAACTATACGAAACTAACTGAATCTGAAGGAGGTGAGAATACAAATGACGGTGAAAATTGACGTGAAAGGGCCAATTATTTCGAATGATGAAGCTTGGATTTATGATTGGTTTGAAATGGATGCGACAAGCCCAGGTAAGATTACAAAACAACTGGATAACGCAAATAGTGAGGATTTAATTGTATCAATCAATAGTCCTGGTGGTTATGTAGATGAGGGTTCGGAAATTTACACAGCATTAAAAAATTATCCTGGTCATGTGGAAGTTCAAATTGTTGGTTTAGCAGCAAGTGCAGCTTCTGTAATTGCTATGGCAGGTGATAAAGTTCGCATTTCTCCAACAGCAAAAATCATGATTCACAACGCTGCTAAGTGGCATGGTGGAGATCATCGTGACATGGAAAAGGCGGCTGAGATGTTAAAAATAACAGATCGAGCAATTGTAAATGCCTATGTCATTAAAAGTGGTAAATCAGAAGAAGAACTACTTAACATGATGGCTGAAGAAACTTGGATGGGTCCGCAACAAGCATTAGAAAACAATTTCGCGGATGAAATCATGTTTATGGAGAATCCAGTTAAAATGACAGCTTCAACGGCTACTGCTGCCATGCTTCCGCAGAAAGTAATCGATGGCTTTAGAAATGGAACCATGAACAAAGGCCAAGGAATTACAAAAGAAGATTTAAATGCAGCATTATCAGGATTAAAAAATGAAATCCTGAATGATTTACAAAACAATATAGAAGAACAACCAAAGGAGCCGAATCCTAAACCTGTAAAAAACAGTGGGATTAAAGGGTTCCTTTTAAAATTATAAAAAACGGGGGAAACACATAATGGTTATTAAATTTAATAAATCTGAAGCATTTAATAAGGCAAAAGCAAAATTGACGGATACTTTAACTAACGCGGAAAGTACAGAACAAGAACAAACGTCAGCGTTTGAAGGTTTCTTTGATGCACTACAAACAGATGTAGCAAATACAGTTCGTGAACAAGTAAATAACGATATGCTTGATCGTTCAATTTTACAGCAACGTGGTCAAAATGTTTTAACTTCATCAGAAACAAAATTCTTTAATGCAGTTGTTAAAGAAGGTGGATTTACAGATGGCTCAATCCTTCCTGTAACGACGCAAGAGCGTGTGTTTGAAGATTTAGTTACAGAACATCCCTTATTAGCTGAAATTGGTTTGCAAGACTTAGGAGCAGTTACGAAGTTTATTTACTCTGATGCAACGAAGGCATATGTATGGGGCGAATTATTCGGGGAAATCCGTGGACAAATTGATGCTATCTTCAAACAAGAAAAAATTGGCCAACTTAAATTAACTGCATTTGCAGCAATTCCGAATGATATGAAGGAACTTGGACCGGAATGGATTGAACGCTATATTCGAACTGTTTTAGTAGAAACATATTCTGTTGGTCTAGAATTTGGTTTTATTAATGGTGGAGGATCTGTAGCACATCAACCAGTTGGTTTAATGAAAGATGTAAATCCAGAAACAGGCGCTGTTACTGATAAAAAATCTTCTGGCAAATTAACATTTGCTCCGTCTGATAAAGGGGAAATTGTAGCAGGCGAACTTTATGAAGTAGTAAAAGCTTTATCTGTTGATGCCAAAGGGAAATCCAGAAAAGTATTAAATAAAATTGTAATGGTAGTTAACCCGATTGATGCGATTGGCGTACAAGCACGTAATACAATCCAGACCGCAACAGGTCAATGGGTAATGGCATTGCCTTATAACATTAAACCTGTCGAGTGTGAGGAAGTTCCTGTTGGTAAAGCATTATTCTTTGTAAAAGGACAATATATTGCTGCAATCGCGGGTGGATACAAGCTAAAAGAATTTGATCAAACATTAGCTTTCGAAGATGCTACTCTGTATACAATTAAACAATTTGCTAATGGGAAACCAAAAGATAATAAAGCGGCTCTTGTTTACGATTTAGAAATTTCATTTACACCACCTGCAGAAACAAAAACAAAATAAAGGGTGAAGGAAATGAGAAACGTAACAATTCCAGATGAAATATTGCAAGAATTTAAAGATAGGATGCACTTAGGTGATGATGAAGATGATAACCTGAGACGCATCCTTTTTGCATCTAATGAAGCTTTAATAAAAGCGTGTGGATCTTATGAGATAAACAACGATGAGACGTTCAAAGAGTTAGTTTTTGAACGTTCTCGTTATGTTTATAACGATGCACTTGAGTATTTTACTAAGAATTTTTTAAATGAAATTAATAGTTTTGGTATTGCAAAAGCCTTAGAAGAAATTAAATTGGACGGTGATTAATATGCGTCCTTTTCAGTACAAGAAACCACTGAATACAGGTGATTGTAGAAATCGAATTATCATTGAGCAACCTGAAGTGATAAAAGATGATTTGAATCAAGAAGTTGAAACAGGTAATTGGCAAGAAGTAAAAAAAGCGTGGGCAATGATAAAAACGGTAAAAGGTTCGGAGTACATTGAAGCTTCGGCTTCACAGTCTACACGAATTTATCGGTTTGTAATTCCTCATACAATAGGTATTACAGAATTAATGCGAATTAAAATGAAGAGTCGTATCTTTGATATTATCGAACCGCCAATGAATGATGATGAAATGTATCAAACATTGACTATTATCGCAAAGGAGCATGTTTAATATGAATGATTTTGCGGGAGAGCTTGCTAGAGAATTACAAAGATATGCAAATGTTGTGGAAGAAGAATTGTTGACCGCACAAGAAGAAGTGGCTGATGTTGCTGTAGAAAAATTAAAGCAAAATAGTCCTAAAAAAACAGGTGCTTATCGTAAAGGATGGCGTAAGAAAAAAGTTGATAAAGCCGTTGTTATCCATAATACAAAAGGACAATTAACGCATCTTTTAGAAAATGGCCATGCGAAAGCTGATGGTGGACGAGTACCGGAGAAAGTGCATATTCGTCCCGTGGAAGAGTATGTAATTGATGAATTACCAAAACGTGTTGAGAGGGCAATTGAATCATGACATTAGGAGAATTTATAAAAATTCTTGAAGCTACAGGTTATCCTGTGGCTTATTCGCATTTCACAGCAACACCTGGTAATCCAGTTCCGGAGCCGCCTTATATTTGTTTTCTTGTGGATGGTTCAGCAAATTTAATGGCTGATAACAAGGTCTATCACAAGATACATGATGTAAATATCGAACTTTATACCACAAAAAAGGACTTGGTTGCAGAAGCCAAGCTGGAAAAGGTCCTAGACGATCATGAAATACCTTATGACTCGTATGGGATTTTTATTGAATCTGAGAAGTTATTTCAAAAAACATATGAAACGAGGTTGTTGTAAATGAATGAAAACAAGGTAACATTCGGTTTGAAAAATGTACATTACGTGCCATTTGATATTAAAGATTTCTTAGTTACATTTGGGACACCAATTCCATTACCTGGTGGAGTTGAACTAACATTTGAGCCACGCGGTGATTTAATTGAATTCTATGCAGATGACATGCTTTATTATGCGGCAAGTAATAATCAGGGTTACGATGGAACATTAAGTATTGCTACTATCCCAGAAAAATTTGCTATTGATGCACTCGGTGAAGAATTAGACGAAACGGATGGCGTATTAAATGAATTGGCTGATGCAAAAGGAAAACCATTCGCTTTATTATTTGAGTTTGATGGTGATGTCAATGCAACTCGACATGTTATGTATAACTGTTCAGCAAGTCGTCCAACACTTGCATCTAAAACAAAAACAAGTTCGGCGGAACCAAATACAAATGAACTGAAGTTTGTTTCTAGCCCAATTGTTTTAGCACCTGGTGGAAGACCAATGGTTAAAACGAAAACGACTGCTAAAACAACACAAGCAATTTATAACGACTGGTACAAAAAGGTATATGTAAAAACACCAGCAGCACCAAAAGGAGCGTAATAGTAAATGGAAAAGACAATTACAATAGACGGAAAACAAGTCCGATTAAAAAGTACAGCAGCTACTGTTAAACGATATAAAGCGCAATTCAGACGTGATTTATTTGCTGATATGTTTAAGTTAGGGATTTTGTCTCCTTCAAATCCTCAAGAGGGTTCACTAGCCACTATTGATTTAGCAAATGCAGATTTAAGTAAGCTAGATTTTGAAGTTGTATATGATTTAGTTTGGTTATATGCGAAAACAGCAAATCCAGAAATTGATGATCCAATTACATGGTTAGACGGTTTTGATGAATTCCCTATCTCAGAGATTATTCCAGAAATTATGGATATGATTCAAAGTACGATGGGTGCAAAAAAAAAATAAAGAAAAGTAATGGAGAGCAAGGGACGTTCAGTGATGAAGAATTAACCACTGATACGTTCCTTGCTCTTTGTTATAAAGCGAAATTAACGCATTGGGATTTGGAAGTCATGACAATTGGAGATTGTTTTGATTATATTGCTGAATTCGCTGAAATGGAGAATCCAGACAAAGAAAAAGTCAGAAAAGCAAACCAAAAAGACTTTGATTCATTCTAAGAAAGGGGTGAAAGAATGGCTGGAGGAAAAATCAAAGGGATTACGATTGAAATTGGTGGGAATACGCAGCCGTTACAAAACGCTTTAAAAGATGTAAATAAACAGAGTGATAGCTTAGCGACCGAACTAAAAGAGGTAGAGCGCCTTTTAAAATTTAATCCTGGTAATGTGGAAGCATTAGCCCAAAAACAACAGTTGCTTACACAACAAATTGAAAACACTACACAAAAGCTTGATAAATTAAAAGAAGCGGAGCAGCAGGTTCAAGCACAATTCCAAAACGGAAAGATATCGGAAGAACAATATCGTGCGTTTAGACGTGAAATTGAATTTACACAAGGGTCACTTGATGGTTTGAAAAATAAGCTTGGTAATATGAAAGCTGAACAAGAAAATGTGGCAAGTTCAACAAGGCAATTAGAAACGTTGTTTAGTGCTACAGGAAAAAGCGTGGATGATTTTGCAGGTGCATTAGGTAATCGTCTTGTAAATGCAATTAAAAGTGGATCAGCTACAAGTCGACAGTTAGAACAAGCAATCGGTCTTATTGGTCGTGAAGCTTTAGGAACTGAAGCTGATATTGAAAAGTTACAACGTGCGCTACGATCTGTGGATGCTGGGAATTCAATTCAGCAAGTTCGAAATGAACTGAGAGATTTACAACAAGAAGCTGGGAGAACTGAGAAAAAGTTTGAAGGACTCAAAGTAGGACTCGAAAACGTCATTGGTGGAATGGCAGCTGGTGGCGGAATCGCAACAGCAGTTGAAAAAGCAATGGATATGTCAAAATTGAAAACTAAGATTGATATCACTTTTGATGTTCCAGAGTCTTCGAAAAAATCAGTGGAAGAAGCGATTAGGGGCGTTAGTACGTATGGTATTGACGCTGAAGAAGCATTAGAAGGTGTTCGCCGACAATGGGCATTAAATAAGGATGCTTCTGATGAAACAAATGCCGCTGTGGTTAAAGGGGCAGCGACTATTGCAGCATCCTACGCTGGAATTGATTTTAATGAACTTATACAAGAAACCAATGAGATTGGTGCAACGTTAGGTATTACGAACGAGGAAGCATTGGGGTTAGTGAATACATTATTAAAAACAGGATTTCCACCAGAACAATTAGATATTATTGCTGAATATGGCGATCAAATGATTCAAGCTGGATTTTCGGCTAAAGAAGTCCAAGGAATTATGTCAGCAGGAGTAGATACTAAAAGTTGGAATATCGATAACCTATTGGATAAATGATTGTCCCTATGAGTGGTGACATTCATAGAAAACTCCTTTAATTCAGTGGAACTCTCAAAAGAGACAATACTGAGCGAAGCCTTTAACAAAGGAACGTGCAACGACTAGCTGAAAAGCGTAGGGTGTAAGCTGATGACATCCGAAATGGGGAGCATCTTATATAAAAGATGATGATATAGTCTGGTCTGTATAGTGATGTACAGAAGTTCATCAGAGAACTGGCAGGATGTTGCGAATCCTGTTGAACATATCGGGTGTAAAAGAAGGTCGTATTAAAATGGCCGAATTTGGTGCGGGCGTGGATAAATCTATGCAAGAGGTTTTAGATAAAACAAAAATCTCGGCGGATCAGTTTGAAAAATGGGGTCAGGCAATTGCTGGCGGTGGTGAGAATGGACAAAAGGCTATGCTTGAAGCAACTAAGGCTTTAGCAGGTGTTGAAAATGCAACAGACAGAAATGCACTTGGCACGAAGATGTTCGGCACTCTTTGGGAAGACCAAGGAAAGAAAATCATCGACACCATTTTGAAAGCAGAAGGTAAACAAGTCGATTTAAAAAAGGGAGTAGAGGATTTACAGGGTGCTACTTCTAAAATAGATGCATCTCCAGCAGTTAAATTTCAACAAGCAATGCAAGATTTACAAGTTGCGCTTCAGCCTGTTCTTGCAGTTATAGCAGATCTTGTCTCTAAATTCGCTGAATGGATTTCTAATAATCCTGAATTAGCAGCTACTTTGGCAGCTATCGCAGTTGCTATTGGTGTAATTGCAGGAGCATTCATGGCTTTAGCACCAATAGTTGCTGTTATAACAAGTATAGGATGGGCGATGACAGGGTTGGTTGCTATTATTCCGATAATAGTAGCACTTGTTGTCGCTCTAGGTGTTGCCATTTATAAAAATTGGGACGATATCAAACAATGGACCATTGATGCATGGAATGCAATTGGGGAATTCTTAGTAGGCGTATGGGATGGAATTGTACAATGGGCAAGTGAAACCTGGAATAGTATTAGTGAATCTACATCGGAAGTTTGGAATTCGATTAAAGAATACTTAATAGAGTTATGGAATGGGATAGTTGAGTCTTTATCTGAAATATGGAATTCTATTGTTGAAGCTACTACAGAAATATGGAATTCCATTGTGGAGTATTTGACTGGAATATGGGATGGAGTAGTTGAAACATTATCGGAAGTTTGGAATAGTATTAGCGAAACCACTTCCGAAGTGTGGACAGCGATTAGTGAGTTTTTCGTTAATACTTGGAATGGACTAGTTGCCTTTCTAACTCCTATTTTACAAGGAATTGCTGATTTCTTCTCTATGATTTGGAACGGTATTTCCACAGTGATTCAAACTGTATGGAATTTTATTACACAATACTTACAAGCGATTTGGACGGCCATTTTATACTTTGCTACGCCAATATTTGAAAGTATCAAGAATTTCATTTCTGAATGTTGGAATACCATTAGTTCTACTACAAGTCTTGTATGGGAAACAATTAAGAATTTCTTAGTTTCCTGTTGGAATGGGCTTGTAGCGTTTGTTATGCCGATTTTTGAACAAATCAAGTCCTGGATCATTGCTGTGTGGGATACAATCAGTTCAGCAACAACGTCTGTATGGAATGCTGTTAAGAATTTCTTACAATCGTGCTGGAACGGGTTAGTAGCTTTTGTAACGCCAATATTCACCTCAATAAAAGATTGGATTGTGAATACATGGAATACGATTAGTTCCACAACAAGTGTAGTATGGAATACGATTAAAAGCTATCTATCTAGCTTATGGAACGCAATTGTTTCCACAGCGAGCTCTGTATTCAATAGCATCAAAGAAGCCATTTCAACGGTTTGGAACATGATTAGTAGCACAAGTAGTAACGTGTGGAATGGTATTAAATCAACCCTCTCAAACATTTGGGAAGGTATCAAGTCAACCGCATCTTCTGTCTGGAATGGATTGAAAGAAGCCATTATGACGCCTGTTCGTTGGGTAACAGATGCGGTTAGTGGGGCATTTGAAGGCATGAAATCAGCAGTATTAGGCGTATGGGATGGTATTAAAAGTGGTATTCGTACAGCTATCAATGGAATTATTCGTATCATAAATAAATTTATAGATGGCTTTAATACACCAGCAGAATTATTAAACAATATACCAGGAGTTAGCGCTCCAACTATTCCACATGTACCAATGCTTGCGAAAGGCGGAAAACCTGTAGGAGATGGCTCATTTATTACTGGAGAAAAAGGACCCGAACTGTTTACTAAAAGAGGGAATTCAATTACAGTTACACCGTTATCTTCAAAAGAAAGGTCCCTCGGTATCACTGGAACTATGAATCAACTAATGAGTGATATGAGCCGTATGATGGCTAGTTCAATGAGTCAATTATCAGGGTTAAAGAGTGTTATGAGTGGTGTGTATGGAAATATGTCAAATAGTAGACAAGCTATGGCAGCTGGTGTTGCGAATCCAGTGATTCATTCTTCTTCAGGATCATCTGGCGGTGGAGTCATTCCAATGCTTGGTGGAGATCTAGATCTAGTTATTGAAGTACCTGTTAATTTAGAAGGAAGAGACGTGGCACGCGGTACTTATCGCTATACAACCGAATATCAAGAAAGAGAAGCAAAAAGAAACTCAGACTTTTAGGTTTGGGTTTCTTTTATTTTATAAAGAAACGGGGTGTCAAAATGAGCTCTTTTACATTCAACAATCAACGAAAAGAATATATCCAAATAGAAAAAGGATGGAGTCCACCAACATGGGCGCCTTTAAAACGTAATTTCTTAAAAACACCTGGATATCCAGGCGCGAGATTATTAGGAATGGAAACAGATCCTCGTCCACTTCCTGTTCCTGTGGGAATTATCGTTCCAGATGGAACAGATTTAGAAACGTTAAAAGAAGAAATAGCAGCTTGGTTAATTACAGAAGAAGCAGTTGAGCTAGTTTTTGATGCAACTCCTGATAGAACATATTTAGCTGTGATTGATGAAGAGTTTGATCCTGATGATTTCGTTACGTTAGGTAAAGGCACTTTGAAGTTTATTTGTCCGATGCCTTATAAATTAGGACCTACTCGAACAGTAGATTTTCAAACAGGTGCGCTTGGGTTAACGGCAAATGTTCAAAACAAAGGAACTGTTCATTCTAATCCTATTATTGAGATTGACATTACGAAACCAAACACTTTTTTAGATGTATGGTTTGAAGATAAATATGCAAAGGAACCGGATTATTTTCGTATTGGAATGCCATTAAAAATGGAGCAATTGCCTGTAGAAAGAAATCAACGTCTTATATGGGATGAAATGTCCACAACTGTAGGGTGGAGTAAGGTTAGTTCTATGGAAGATGGTAATCCAGTTGGTGAAATGAAAACAGATAGTTACCAATTCTATTGTTCGGACTATGGATCAGGTAATGGATGGCATGGCGCAGCTGTTAAGAAGAGTATCCCTGGTGGGCCAGTACAAGATTTTATTATGCAAGCCCACGTTACATGTAAAAGTAAAACGATTAATGAAATGGGACGAGTTGAAATAGCGATACTCGATGAAAACAGCAAAGTTCTTTCAAAAATTGCCATGAATGACCTCTATTGGCAAGCTGAACAAAATTTTGGAACGATGGTAATTGGATATGATAATAAACCTGGAAAAACAGGTTTAATTTATGAGAGTGGTGATTATCCGAATACATGGAATCAGTATTATGGCAGGTTGTGGATCGCTAGAACCGGTAACGATTGGGAGGCTTATATTTCAAAATTTCTTCCTGGAACAGAAAAAGATGATTCAGAACGCTTTGCAAGGTGGACTGATAAAGACAATAAACATATGGAAAAAGCAGCTCAAATACAGATTAGTATCATGCAGTGGCAAGATGTTCCGCCAGTAGAAGCGATGACAGTTTCTGATTTGAAATTTTGGAAAGTGAATTTAAATAATCAAAATACACCGCCTTATATAGTCGATGTTGGTGACAAAGTCGTGATTGATACAGAAAACAGTCGTGTCAGTATTGAAGGGAAAAACGCTATTAACATAAAAGATATTTTTAGTAATTTTCCTGTTATCAATAAAGGTACGAATAAACTTGAAATTATTCCTTCTGATATAGGAACAGCAAAGGTTAAATATAGGGAGCGATTTAGATGAGAACACCAAGTGGGATACTTCATGTTGTTGATTTTCAAACAGAACAAATTGTTTCCACTATCCAATCTAAAGATTATTGGGATGATAAACGGCATTGGGAAATCAAAAACAATATTGATAAGTTTGATTTTACAACGGCTGATGGTACAGAACAAGCAGCTACACTCTTGCAACAAAACTTAGTGTTAAAAGAAGTGCGTAGCGGTGTTATTGTACCGTATGTAATTACGGAAGCTGAAAAAGTTTCTAATGATAGATCCGTAATTACTTATGCATCTGGTGAGTGGATTTTATTAGCAAAAGCAGGTGTTATCAATCCTCAACGAATTGAAGGGAAAACGGTCAATGAGTTTATTGACATAGCTTTAACAGGGACAAAGTGGAAACGCGGTCGTACAGAATACTCTGGTTTTCATACAATGACTATCAATGAACCTATCGATCCGCTTAAATTATTAAAGGATATCGCTTCTCTTTTTGATTTGGAAATTGTGTATCGTGCTGAAGTTGTTGGTAATCAATTCGTTGGTCGTTATGTGGATATGGTTAAGAAGCGTGGTCGAGAAATAGGTAAAGAAGTAACTCTTGGTAAAGATTTAATGGGAATCAAACGTATTGAAAACTCTCAAAATGTCTGTACAGCGCTTATAGGGTTCGTTAAAGGTGAAGGAGATAAGATAATTACAGTTGAGAGTATTAATAATGGTTTGCCGTACATCGTAGATAATGATGCGTTCCAGCGCTGGAATGAAAAAGGAAAGCATAAATTCGGATTCTATACTCCAGAGACAGAACAAGATATCACTCCAGGCCGTTTAATGACTCTTATGAAAACAGAGATGAAAAAACGTGTAAACACATCTGTTTCTTATGAAGTTGAAGCACAATCAATTGGTCGTGTGTTTGGATTGGCACATGAGTTAATTAATGAAGGTGATACAATCCGAATCAAAGATACTGGATTTACACCCAAGTTATACCTTGAAGCACGAGCAATCGCTGGCGATGAGTCATTTAAAGATCCAATGCAAGATAAATATGTATTTGGTGATTACCGTGAAATTGTTGATCCAAACGAGGAATTACGTAAGCTCTATAATAAAGTCCTGGCTTCATTAGGTAGTAAACAAGAAATTTTAGATCAGCTAGATAAGTTGGTTAAAGAGACTGCTGAAAAAGCAAATGATGCTCAAAAAGAATCTGAATCCGCTAAGAAAATTGCTGAAAAGGTCCAGGAAAACCTGAAAAATAATACAGTAAATATTATTGAAGCTAAAAACCCACCAATTGATAATCTAATAGTAGGTAAAACATTATGGCGAGATATTAGTAACGGTAAACCTGGTATTTTAAAAGTGTGGAATGGTAAAGGGTGGGAGCTTCTTATTCCTGATGTGGAATCAATTAGAAAAGATACACTGGAGCAGGTGAGTAAGGATATTAAACTCACAAAAGAAGAATTAAATAAGAAAGTGGAAGAAGCGCAAGAAGAAGCCACTGGGCAATTTAATACAGTAACAGAGGGTCTTTCAAAAGTTACAAGAACTATTTCTGATGTACAAAGAGATCAAGGTGAAATTGATAAAAAAGTAACCCAGGTTGAACAAGATTCTGAGAAATTTAAATTGTCTATTGAAACATTAACGAAAAATAGTACTGAGACTACAAGTAAAGTCAACACTTTAGTAAGTGATGTGGACGGAAATAAGAAAGTTATTTCAGAAGTTAAAGAAAGTGTAGCAAACTTCAATGACGATGTAAGAAACTTGTTAGTCGGTTCTAAATCCTTTGATGGAGCTTTGGCCATTGCACAAGCAGACAATCGTTGGTGGCTTAAGTCAGCAGATAAAGTCAAAATTTCGAAGGATGTTTTTCAAGGGAATACAGTCGTAGAAACTCAATCATCATGGACCGCTTTAGCTTATAACTTCAAAGATTTAGTAGATCGAAAAGTTGTAAAAGTAGGAGATAAAGTAACCTATTCAATTTTTACTCGTGTAAAAGGTTTACCAGATGGCCAAGATTTACAACACACTTTCTATTTTGCACCAGGTGCTACCGGAATCCGTCCAAATAAATCTAATAATCAATGGCAAAGAGTAAGCGTTTCGTTCACAGTGACAGCAAGTATGATGTCATCAACGGGAACGGATAACGAGAGTCATTTTCGTGTAGAGCCCGATGCAAATCCTCCTGCTGGTTGTTGGTATCAGCAAAGCTCACCGCAATTGATTATAACTATAGGTAACAAAGAATATTCGTGGCGACCTGCTCCTGAAGATATTGCAGATGGGAATGTTTTAACCAAGGTAACAACTGAAATAAAAGAAGCAGCAGGGAAGATTAGTGAAAAGTTAACAAAAGTAGAAACAAAGGTTAATAATGATAAATCTGGAGGACGTAACCTGTTATTAGATTCAAATACTAAATACGAAAAAATAGATTATCTAATCAATCCATATTCCCTAACTGAAAATTTTGTTGCAGGTGAGGAATATACTTTTGTAATTAAAGGAAGTGTCCCGCAGGGCCAACAATTTGGAATTTGGCAGAATGGTGGTACAAATCATGTTGGATATGCAACAAGTGCCTATGCTAACGGAATAACTTATGTAACTTTTAAAGCTGTTGCAACTACAAGTGGGAATGAACGGAGATTAAACTTATATAATTATCCAAATAATGCTACAAAGGCAACTGTAGAATGGGTGGCTTTATATAAAGGGAATAAGCCACAGGATTGGACACCAGCTCCAGAAAATCAAGTAACGAATGATGAATTCACTAAGAAAACAACAGAGATTGAAAAAAGTGTGGATGGTATTAAAGAAAGTATTAAAACGGTAGAAAAAACACAAACCTTTTTTGATGAACGTGTTAACACTGTAGAAAAGAATGCAGAAGGAACAACTGCAAGTGTTAAGAAATTACAGGAAACACAAACTGCGCAAGGAAAGACGATTAGTGAGGCTACAACAACAATAGGGCAACATTCTGAAGCATTAAAGTTAACAATGAAAAAGAAAGATGTTGAGGATTATGTTGGTGGATTGGGTTCTATAAATGATCTACGGAACGCTGCATTCGCTCAGGGATTCAAATACTGGACACAAAATGGTAATAGTGCTGTTATTGACTCTTCTGTAACATACAGAGGCTATACAACGGCTAAATTACATGCGACTGGATTGACTGAAGATAAATGGTATAGCCTTCATCAAACGATAGACGTAACTGCTGGTGAAGACGTTGTAGCTTCAGGTTATTTTATGTCCAATAACATAGGACAAGGTTTCGTGTTAGAAATTGAGTATCTAAATGCCCAAGGTAGCCGAGTTTCACAAGCATCAATTGGTATCGATGTAACTGCGAACTCTAATTGGATTAGATCTGTTGTTTCGGGAACAGTTCCGGCTGGAGCTGTTAAAGCACGTTATAAACCGTGGGTGAGAAGAAATGGGACCTTATGGATTGCGTTACCTATGTTACAGCGTGGTAAAGTAGCTACAGAATTTTGGCTACATCCGAAAGATCAAACGGATATTGATAAAATGATAGATGATATTGCTAATAAAGTAGCTACCGAAAAATACAATCAGAAAGTTACAGAGTTAGAAAGAAGTATTAGTGCTACTGAAAAAGGCGTTTCAATCATCTCTGGAAAACAAGAAACGTTTATAAATGAGACTTATAATGCCTATGTAAAGAAAACGGAATCTAAGTTAGAAGTGTTAGATGAAGGGATTTTAGCGCAGATTTTAAAGGACGGTATTGTCACTGCCATCAATATGTCCCCTGGGAAAATTACAATCAATGCTGCAAAACTAGATATTAATGCAGATACAATGGTCAAATGGCTAACAGCAAAAGGCATTGATACGAATCTTATTAGAATTAGTGGAGATAAAATTACGATTGATGGTGAAGAAGGCGTAATAGTTAACATGTTAGATTTTCTATTCAAAGACGAATGGGGAACAAAAACAACTGCGGTATCAAGACGAAACCTAATAGCAGATCCAGACTTTTCTAGTGTTACAAAGAAAAACATCGGACATAACGATTATTATGGGTTTGAAGGTGGATACGGTCTTACTTGGAAGTCCTGGGGAAATGTCGTAATAGAAAAGAATACACATATATTCGATTACGAGCAGATGGTGAATGCTGCAAGGGTAGATATGTATAACTATCCAGAAGCAATTGTGAATAATGGGATACATCCTGGAAATGAATACACAGTATCTGCTCATTTTAGAACAGCAATGATAAATGGGGTACGTAAAACAGGGAAGCCGCGCTTACAAGTATGCTGCGTTAAATTCCGAGATAATGTAAGTTACGATATATGGAATGAACAAAAAATGGACTTTCCTGAACCGTCTACCTATTATGGAGAAATCAGAAGATACTCTTTTACTTTCAAAGTGCCGACAAACTATATTCCGCAACAACACGCATTGATTATTAAAGTTTGTTCTGGAAATGCTGACATGAGACAAGGGACAGCGATTTGTGTAAGTGGTGTAACGCTATACAGTGGCAAATATGCATCTATGTATAATTGGGATCGTGCTGCAGCAGAAAGAGCAGATGGCATTCAGCCGTTTAACGGACTTGCAGTAGGTGGTGTGAATAATAATATAACTCCAGCACCAGACGGACAAACGTTTGATATAAGTACTGAAAAAGAAGTGAAAATCTTTAGGAATATACGAGCAATGCAAGGAATTAACTTAGGTGGCGGTGGATTCCAACAATGGGGTCATATTCGTTTTACAGACGGTAATATGGGATCGGGCTTTTATGCGAGTACTCCAAGCGGTTGGAAATTTAATGCACTTGGATAGAAAGGAGAAGTAAGAATGAATAAAAATCAAATGATGCCACTTCAAGCAGGTGAAAGCTTTCCTTTTATGGGGAGGTTGGTGGATGCAGAGCGCACAGATACAGGGATTTTTGTTCAAATACCTGCTGATATGTTAAATAATGCAGGGCTTCTAAACGGTGTTAGCAGGGTTGAAGTATGGAGAGAGATGGATGGGACAGTAAAGTTTCGGATTGCTACGCTGTGTGAAATATGTAAACGCGGAGCGCGTTTGTACTCACTAGATATGGGATTTGCGAAAAAGAACATTTGTTTAGAGTGTTATGCATCACTTACAGGGAATTACCCATCTCAAGAACCGCCAACACCAACTAATGAAAATAACACACAAACAGAGCAGGAGCAGCAATAGCTGGTCTTTTTTTATTGCTAAAAAAGGAGATGAAAAGATGGATCGTATTGATGTATTATTAAAAACCTTTATTGCCACTTTCGGTGGCTTTTGCGGGTATTTCTTGGGAGGATGGGATACAACATTGAAAATCTTAGTGACGATGGCAGTTATTGATTATTTAACTGGCATGATTGCAGCAGGATATAACGGAGAATTAAAAAGTAAAGTGGGTTTCAAAGGCATCGCCAAAAAGGTGGTGCTTTTTCTTTTGGTAGGAGCGGCAGCTCAATTAGATTCGGCACTAGGAAGCAATAGCGCTATTCGTGAAGCGACGATCTTTTTCTTTATTGGAAATGAGTTGCTTTCACTTTTAGAAAATGCAGGGCGTATGGGAATACCTTTGCCTTCAGCTTTAACAAATGCAGTCGAAATTTTAGGCGGTAAACAAAAACAAGAAGAGAAAAAGGGAGATGTTCAATAATGGAAATCAGAAAAATGTTAGTACCAGAAAGTCGTTATTCAGTTTTATGTCCAAATCCAATGAATCCAACGGAAATTACATTCCACAATACTTACAATGATGCTACAGCATTAAACGAACGTAATAATGTCGCTAACAATAGTACAGGTACTTCGTTCCATATCGCTGTAGATGACAAAGAAGCTATTCAATTAATTCCTTTTGATAGAAATGCCTGGCATGCAGGAGATGGGAATGGACAAGGTAACCGTCATAGTATCGGAGTAGAGATTTGTTATTCTATGTCAGGTGGGGAAAGGTATCGTAAAGCTGAATTAAATGCGATTCAAGTAATTCGTCAGTTAATGGATATGTTCAACATTCCAATTTCTAAAGTTAAAACACATCAAGAGAGAAATGGAAAGTATTGTCCTCATAGAATGATTAATGAAGGGCGTGTACAGTGGTTTAAACAACAGTTAGTTTCTGGTGCAACAATTCAAAATCCAGAAACACCACAAATTCCACAACCACCAATTACAAGTGGGACAGGCATTGTTTATATTACTGGTAAAAACGTGAACTTACGAAAAGGACCAGGTACTCAATATGATTCAATTAGAAAGCTAAATGCACCTGAAAATTATAAAGTATGGGGACGTTCTGGCGGATGGCTTAATTTAGGTGGCGATCAGTGGGTTTATGAAAACTCAGAATGGTTATATTTTGAAGCAGATGGACAATCATCCGAAACTTTAGTAGCAGACAAACGAGTTGTTTCTAAGGTAAATGGTCTCAGATTCTATTCTAGACCTTCTTGGACCGATTCTGATGTTGCTGGTACTGTAGATGTAGGTTTAGGGTTTACTATTATTGATAAAGTAGAGGTAAATGGTTCTCCACAATATAAAGTGAAAAACTCAAAAGGTAACATCTTCTACATTACAGCTAGTCCTACTTATGTAGAAATTAAATGAGAACGGTATTGACATTTTATATTTGGATATTGTACATTATAAATGTTGTTTTTTGATAGCGCACTGTTTGTTCTAATTTTTCTACTACATTGTTGCTTAGGTAATGTAGTGTTATCAAAAAAGAGTTCTCCAACATATATTTTTAAAAATCCCCTTCTATATTTAGAGGGGGATTTTTTTATTTTTATATAATTAAAATTTGCTTTTAGATAATGCTTTTAATATTGGATTTATGATTTTACTCAATAAACGAAATGCGTTGAAGATTGAACGAGTGACCTTCATAAAGTTGGAATCTCTTTTTATTTCAAACACCTACTTTCGCAATTCAGCTTGTAGAATAAAGTTTTCTTTTATACTGCCTTTATATGTATACCTTATTTTATTCTTTTGATAAACCTTTGTATGATCTTTACTAAATATTGTTTCGTCACTAAGGCCAAGTTTTTGTTTAACTAAATTGCGTTCTCCAAAATTCAGCGAATCATCCATCGTTCCTATTAATAATAAGAAAGCGAATTTAAAGTCTTCCATCTCAGTAAAATAAGCATTTGGAGTCATTGCTAATGAAGCTTTTTTTATATTTTTATTATTATCAGTTTCTAAAACAATAATAATATTGTCTGATAAACCAATAGACGTTCTCCCGTCTTTTAAAATTTCAGTTGAGTTAATTTTTAGCTTTGTTTTTTCTCCCATCTCTTTCAATGCTTTTTCTACTCTTTTTGTGTAGTCATCTACTGTTAATTTAGCCTCTTTATTTTCTGCAACCGCAGGTTTAGTGCCATCCTTTTTATTACCACTAACACCAGCAGCAACAAAAATTATTATTAGTGCAGCAATAATCCAAACCCACCATTTTTTATAAAACGGTTTTTTCATATAGTTTCCCTCCAT